GCAAATCGGAGTTAGAAAACTATACTTAAACTTTGATTGGGACCAAGCTGGTTATGCTGCTACTCAAAGAGTTCTAGAAAACATCTTGAAAGCAACTTCTGGAATAAGCACTTATGTGGTGATGCCTCCCGAAGATTCCGAGTTTAAAGACACAGATGAATTTTTAAAGCAGTCAACCTCTCCTGAAGATTATCTTAATCTAACGAAAATATCAGCATTTGAATGGCAATTAAATTCTTTTTCAGAAAACCATACCCCAGATGTAATCTGTCAAAAAATGGTTCCTATAATTGCTTCTGAAGAAACAGAAGTCAAAAGAGAACTTTTAATTAAAGAGCTTGCTCAGTTCACTACAGTTTCAACTTCTTCAATCCTAGCAGATGTAAACGCCATTAGATCGAATAAATTTTCTCAAAAATTAGAGAAAACAAAAACAGCTGCAGAAGCCTATATGCGAGCTGTAGACCAAGATCCTGATAACATTAGGGCTCATATGGCCTCTCATGAACAAATGCTTGAATTGATTGAAAAGGAATATAAATCAGATTCAATCGGTATCAATTATCAGATCAACAGGTTCGATGCAATACAAGAACTTAGAGCTTCTGCTTCCACTGATCTTTCCGCAGCCGGTTTCAAAATGAATTATTTTGAAAGCTTTGCCAACAATATGAATGGTGGGATGAGTTGGTCTTCTGGCGCACTCATGTATGTCGGTGGTAGGGCTAACTCCGGCAAGACCGCTACTTGCTTAATGATTGGTACTGACGTTGCGTTATCAGACGAAAACGCGACTGTACTAATTCATAGTACTGATGATTCTTACGAGCAAATTGAACCTCGTATCAAGACCAATATATATAGAATGCTCTACCCCGAAGGGGTTCCTCTCAGTATCGGTATGGTTGTTCAACCCAACTCTTTCTTAAAGGATCTTCCTGTAGAATACACTCATGCTTTTGAGAAAGCTAATGAGCATTTTAGAGAACTAATTCAAAGTGAGCGATTGGTCATCATCGATAGTGAAGATGGGGCAACATTATCCACCTTGGAAAGAAATTTACGATACTACAGAAATCGTTATCCTGAACGAAAATTAATGATGATTTGTGACAACACCCACAACTATATGGATTTTATGAATCTTGAGCAATCAAGTAGAATGACTTCTATATCTAATCAGCAGAAAAATCTTACAATTAAATACCATGCTTGCATGATAGCTACAGCAGAGTATCGTAAGAACATGCCTATGGATCACAGTAAGATCAAGCTACCCGTAGATGACGATCTTGCTGATGCGCGCGCTTTGATGTATAGACCTAATGTTATATTTCACGTTTACAATGACATGCATGATCGTAAGGAACATTGCGAAATATTTTGGAAAGATCAAGAAAGTAACATGTACCCAAGACTACTTCTTAATTTTACTAAAAATAAAATTAGCGGTTTCAAAGACAAGCTTGTTCTTGATTTAGATCCAAAAACTGTCTCTTTGACGCCAGTCAATGCTGATTCTTGCTTGAATGATGCAGAGAATTTTAGAGATTTAAAGTCTTCTGGCTACCTTTCTAGTGATGGTAAGAAAGTCATTATGGTCAACTCAGAGGAGTATTCAAATGACTAACCATCTATCTAAACAACTCATTTCTTTCGACGAGTTGTCTTGTGAAGAAATTGTTTTACAAAAAAACAGAACTTTACATTTCAAGAATACTTCTCAGCATAATATGTCTCTTTATTGTATTTCTGGAATTGCTATAATCCATGCCCTCGACTCAACTCTCTCTCTTATTGATACTACCCCTATGGTTTCCGGAGAGGTCTACGTTCTTACTGAAAATACTCAAACTTTTCTGATAGAATCTTTAAACACGACAGATCACGATTTAAAATTTTTAAAAATACTCACAAGGACTTCTAATGCTTGATTCTAAGACGCTCGGTATCTACATACTTAAAAACAAAACTTTTTACTATCTTGAAGCTGGAGATAATTATATAGGCACTTCAATTGATAGAATTAAAAAAGCTTTAATACAAAGAAACTTAATTTTACCTCAAATTAATACAAATTACTCTAAGCCTCTTTATTCTGTAATAACTTACGATGAAGCTTATAGAAATAGCTATTCTGTTGAGCCTATCTTTTTGTCAAAGCATATAAAGCTTATGTACAATGAGAAGCAGGCAGAAGAGAAAGGTAATTTCAAATGAACGTTATTTTAGAGAAAATTCAAGATTTAAAAATTTTCATCATGTTTCTTTCAAGCATCTTCCTCTCTGGGATCCTTGTTGGGTACCTTTTAAGTCCAAAGCCCAAACCTAAGGAAATAATGTGTGCTAAAGAAATAAAACAAGTGGTTTTGCTTGGGTCGCAAATTAAAACTTTGCGTGAAAAACATTTAAATAAAATAAAAACTTTTCAACATGAATGTATTATTGAGCAAAATCAAATTTGCTCCCAAAAAATAATCCGCTATCGCGCTGCTTGTTTGGAATTAAAATGCGAAATCTGCAAGGCATCTAAATGAAAAAAATACTATTTATATTTCTTTTTCTATTTTTTTCAACTCCAGCATTTGCTGCTAATCAAGAAATAGCAAATTTAGCTTTAGATTCTTTAAACTTTAAATTAAAGCTCGGCAATTATTATATCTCTGCGCCTTACCATTTACCTGGCGATGTTGTTCTTGACGAAGGTTATTTAATTTCAGTCCCAGACCTAGCTTTGCTTAAGGTTGAGATCGATTCAATAGAATCGACTATGGCTGCTAATTTAAACTTGCTTTCTAAACAATGCCAAGCAGAGCTTGCTAATTGTCAACAAGATGCAGATGATAGATTTGTTGACCTTGTTAAAGAGAATGATTTTTTATCTGAAAAACTCTCTCTCCAAGAAAGCCTTTACCGGGCTCAAAAAACTAAAACTATCATTTATACTTTATCAGGAGTTTTCATTACAGGTCTCACTTCTTTCCTGATCGTCAAAATGGTTTATTAATGGTTAAAGAATCAAATTTTAATACATTTTTATATTGCTCTAAACTTAGTGATTTTGGCGGATCAGTTTACAGCCTCCATCCTTCACAATTGCTAATTTATTGCTCTTTGAAAGATTTAAATTTAAAGATATTTAAAAATGAAGTAACTGATTTAAATAAAACTTTTATTGAACTAGTCAAAAAAAATATAAAAAAATATTATCCAAATTTAACTTCCCTAGATGATTTACAATATTTAATCAACTGGTCTATTAACTTGTATAATAGCTTTTACAATTTGTTTCCAATCACCAAGTTCACACCTTTATCAGTTGATTTTGAACCTATCCATAATATAAATAATTTTTCTATAGCTTATAAAACTGATATTATCCTTTTTGAACAGTCTACTAGATCTAAAATTCATATTCTAAATTTTTACCCTACTGTAGACGAACATTTAAAGCAAAACGATTTTTTATCTTCTGCTAAAATATCTTTTTTTAAAGAGGTATACTCTAATTTGACGAATCAAATTTCTGTAAAAGTGCATTACCTTTCTACCGCTCCTGCTTCTTTTAGAAATAGGAGTCAAAGAAATTATTCTTTCAAACACTTTTCCAACGGAAGAGTTAAAAAAGCTCATCAACAAAATTATATTGACGCAATTGAATATTATACGTCTTACCAAACTAAGACGGTTACCAAACCCTATTGTGTAGATTATCATTGTCAGAAAAGGAAAGAGTGTCAAAATGGCTGAATATGGAGACTTTAAAATAGCTTCTAGAGCAAGGGTAAACTTACCACCCTACATGTTTCAAGGTGGCCCTTGGGTCCATATGGCGACAGCTAAAAGATCTTTGTCTGAATATGTTGCTTTACTGCACGAACCTACAGGTAAGATTTATTTAGAGCAAATAAGCGCTACAGGCAAGTTTCATCATATTCCAGATGATAAACTTTGGGTAGATCTTTTGAACTTTTTAGTCGACCAAGGTGTTTTAGGTTTTGATAAAGATAAAGAAATTATAATAGGAGAAGACTTTAATGCCTAGGTCAAGCTGGAAAAATCAATACTACACTTACCCTTCAGCATCAAAGCTTCATAAAAAACTTAAAGAAATTTTTGTTTCCGATAACTTCTTCAAACAGCTTCAGTGCTATCAAGAAGTCCCTTTGGTAGACCTTGTTCCTTCTTATCCAAACCGCATGGACGCGATAGATTGGTACGTAGACGAATACAATATCATCATTGAATGCCACGGCATTCAACATTACAAGATGCAATCTTTTGGATCTAAAGATTCTGTCTTTAATCAGAAGAAAAATTTCAATAATATTCAGTACCGTGATAACAGAAAAAAAACAATGCTAATCGATGCAGGTTATGATTACCTAGAGATACCTTATACTGATTATACAAAAATTACTCCTGCCTATCTAAAGCAAAAAATCTTTTACGAAAGCTAAAAAATGAATCAACTGAAGCAAAATTTAATCTCTCAGCTATTAATGACTAACGATTTCGAGTCTTGGAACTGTTTCGAACCAAAATATTTTGGTGCAGATACTAGGTCCGTTCCATTTTTTACCGAAGTTAATCAAGACTCTGCTTTGCTTTTAATAAGCCAATTAAAGCATCTTGAAGAGTTAGATAAAGAGCAGCAAATTACAATTCTTTTAAATACTCCTGGAGGATCCTTAACAGATGCCCTGGCTATATACGATGTTATTACACAAATATCTTGCCCCGTAGTTGTTCACACATTAGGCCTGTGCGCAAGCGCAGGGTTATTGATTTTAAGCGCAGCAGATTACAGAATCTGTTCTCCCAACACGACCTTCTTTTATCACCAACCTGTAATGGACGGCTCTCATATCAATTCTATTGATAGCATGTCCCATTTAAATGACCATTATAGTCATTGTAAAGAGCTCACTGATGATATAATTAAAAATAGAACAAAAATAAAAAAGTCTCTTTGGACTAAGAATTTTGAAGGCAAAACAAATTTTTATTTTAATTCAGATGAAGCTTTGGCTTTTAAGCTAGTCGATATTGTTTCTCAAAGTTCAAAACTTGACTTTGAAATACAAAAGGAGTCTTGATATGGCTTCGAGAGGTCGAGGAGCAAGAATAAAAGGAGCTGCTTTCGAAAGACAGCTTGCTAAATACTTTACAGACAATACAGATTTTGACGCAAAAAGAGGAATAGGTCAATCTAGATCTGGAGGCTCTGAAGTCTCTGATGTTGACATGCCGGTCATACATATAGAAGCTAAACGTCATAAAAGGTGCCATATAAAAGGTGCTTTAAAACAAGCTATCAATGATGCTGATATTAACGGTAAGATTCCCGTTGCTATAACTAAAGATGATAGAGAAGATATACTTTGCACCATGCTGTTAGATGACTGGATACATTTTTTTAACGCTTATGTTGAAAACAATGAATTACAAAAATAGTTTATTTATAGATTCTTATCAAGATTTTTTGTCTTCTTATAGGTCTTACAAAACTTTAGCAACTGCATCTTCTTTAAAAAATTGTTTAGAATTAATGCAACCTTGTTTTCAAGTCTGGGAAAAAGATTTTTTTTCTCCAGGCCATAACGATAATATAAACATTCTAACTTTATTCTCTTTGCTTGCTAAAGATGATAAACCAAAAGCTTCACTTTCATTTAAAACAAAAGCTTACAAAGACCACCTTCTTTTAAACCAACTTAAATTTACAGACCATTTAAACGAATCATTCTTAATGCACATGCAAAAAGAAACAATCCTTTATGATAATTATTCTAAGGATTATAGATTCCTTTTTTATATAGCTCAAGAAATCAAATACGGTCTTTTCAAAATAATAAGAAAGATTCTTCAATACGTGAAGAGAGACTTTCATTCAAACCCATCAGCAGTTTCTTTTGCTCCAACTCAAACCTTTGACAATCACATAAACTTAGAGTTGCATTTCCTTTTCCATAGTAATAAACTTTTATACTCTATACTTATAAGTTTAATGTACGAAAACAGTACTTGGAAAAACGTAAAGAAGAAATTCAATTTAACTAATCAAGATTATATTCTTTTAAAAAAAGAGGTAAATTCATGGACAAACATAGTGCTATCAAGCAGCTAGGCAATAATCCTTCTATAGCTCATCAACAGTCTTTAGTTCAAAAGCTTTCAGGACCAAAGATAAATAAACAAGTTAAAATGATAATTCCTGGCGGAGCCAACCTTACTGAAAACATTTCTAAAGATCAACTCTCGTCAGCTGTTTTTACTTGGCTGAGAAGATGCAGACATTTCAAAGATGTTACAATTTCTTTTGCCGCTGATTTGAAGGATGTATCCACTCACTCTAGTTGTGTTGTAGACTTCAACCAAAATGGCAAACTCCCAGAATGGGAAGTTCAAGGGAAGCGTTGGCTTTCAGAAAGAATTTCCGAAGTACTTGCAATGGACAATGTCATTGGTGTTAAAGTAGATAAAGTAGGTATCCATGCTATTTTAGACACAGATCATTCTTTTAATTCTAAATCGCCTAACTGGTTACCTCATTTACTTTTTACACCTAATAAACCTAACGGAGGGTTTTGATATGAGTTTATTTAAAGAAAGAGTTGCAAGCTCTAAAAGGATTGTTGCGCTTGAAAATGAAATCATTTCTCTGAAGCAACAATTAACTTCTAACCGTGCTGCAAGTCAAGGAACTAAAAACATTGCATCTCTTAAAGATGCAATTGCTAAGCTTCAGTCTGATTACGACAAGTGCAAAGCTGAACTTTTGGATTCCCAAAATCTTTTTGAAGTCGCTATTCAAGAGATGGCTGATCTAAAGTCGGATCTCAAAAAGATCCGATCAGAAAACACTAGACTCAAAAAGAAATTAAAAGCTCCTGAAGTTTCAGACCTAAACGTAGAGCAAGATTAATGTCCTGCTCTAAATGTAAAGATAAAATGAAAAAGGCCCTTCAAGAAGTTTTAAAAAAGAAGTATTTGAATTCTTAGTCTATGTTAGGAATATCTTCTAAAATAGATATTCTTCTCTCAAGAGACCTTACCGTTTCGTTCAATACTGCCATTTCAGTGCTCATTACAGATATTAACTGTTGAACCTGATTGATAGAAGCAAGATTGTTTTGTGCGGTAAAGATATCTCTAACTCGTTCTTCTAAATTACTAATTCTTCTTAACGTACGTTGGTCGAACTCTTCGTTTATATCAATTCCCATGTCATCCTCCGTTCATTTCAATAACTTTAATTATTACTCCGCTAATCACCCCACCCACAGCTCCCCAACTTAATTTTTCAGCTATTGATACTTTTAAAGATGTTATCTCTTCTTTAGTTTTAGAATCACTTCTTTTTAATGTTTCCACTTCTGATTCTAATTTAGAAACTTTTATTTTTGTTTCTGATTGAGATATTGCAGTTTGATTTAGCTCATTCAAAAGTAAATCAATCTTGTCAGACAATTTTTCCAAATGCTTATCCAAGTTAGACTCTATTTCTTTCAAACGGTAAGAAACTAAATTCATATCTGGCAAAGGTGTGTCGTTATTTGGCATTTTCAATCTCCATCAAAAAAAATATAAAGGCTTTTATAGATTTATTTTATTGCTTAAACACCGATAAAATCAATCTGTAGCTTCTAAATTTAAAAAGAAGTTTGAGTTGTCAAATCCGGTCTTTTCATAAGTGTTTAATAATAATCCAAAATATTCCTTATTGTCTATTCCGACACCCCCTAAACTCCCTTCAAAATTACCAATACCTTGGTTGTTTGTGGCTACGTCCACGTTCTCTTTGTCCATTACAAACAAGTCTGATATTGTCACGTATGAATTTGCTGAAAGTTGGGCTGTATCTGCTTTTACAAAAGAAAATCTTATTTCATCAGAATACAATTCCGCGCAAGTAAAGCTAAAGTCTTCTAGCTTTAAATTGCTCCCAGTATTGTTTCTAAACAGAAACATCACAGGACTTTCTCCTGGCCCAATTTCATAATGCGGATAAGAGTAAGGAATTTCTTTTGTAAATGGACCTAAATGGCACTGCTCGTAATTTTTAAGAACTCCGTTATTTGGAGACGGAGCTTCAGGTATTGCTTTCGGTACCCATGCTCCAGGTTGAGTATTGTTTGGGTCCGTGTCGTCTACGTGCGTCTCATCCCAAGTTAACACATGTCCATGCGTTGCGTTACTAATGTCTGCGTCTAGCAGATCGTCCATATATTGAACGCTGTTGCTTTCAAATAAAGAACTTGATGCTACAGGTATCCACGCTCCGTCTTCTCCGTCTTGAGCCGCCTGATCGTCTTTTGCAGAGGGGTCCCAAACTAGCACATCGTTTTCTTGCAATGTGTAAGCCGCCGTATTGACATCTCTTAACTCTGTTATATATTTTACGTCACTACTTCCTGGTTGCCAATTCCCTGACTCTTCATTCCAAATCAAAGAGTCGCCGCCTTCTGGCGGCACACTTGTCACGTCTACGTCGAGTAAATCTTCAAGCGCTATAGCCCAATTTAAATTTGGATACTCTAAGTTAGCAACATTGTTTAGCCCTTCAATTTCAAGTATATTATGCCCAACTGTTAGCTGCTTTAAAACTTCGTAAATATGCTTCGATAAAGGCCAAGTTTGCTTACTCCAGGCTTCATTACAATTCAAGACAAAGGTTTCTCCAAAACTGTCTGTTTTAAATCTTTCAACTTTTGTTTCTAAACAACTTAAGGCATTTTCCAACGGGCCTAAATCTACAGACCTACGTCTTTCTTGAGTTATCAAGGGACTTAGGTTGGACCATATATGTTGGATCGATTCTTTTATAGTACAAGGCCGCCCATCTACATCAATGTTGTTTGACTTGAACCAAAAGACCTCTTCATTGAACTTGTTGTTCCCATCGCTCTCAAGCCAAGTTGCTATTGTCATTCCAGATATTCCATGATTGACAGCATCTTTAGGATATTTAGGCGCCGAGCAAAGAGTGGAATAACTTGTTACAATCACTTCATTTAAATAACTGCTAATTGTACTAAAATCCAAAGCATTCCTACGACTATTTAACACGAAGCTTTCTTTCAGCTGCACGTTTCCTATTTCAGAACTGCTAATTTCTATTCTTTTGTTTAGATTATTTAAATAATTCGTTGGTTCTAACATTATATTACCCTAACTTGAATTTGATCGATTTTTGGAGTTACACTTGAGTCTGAAGACTTCAATACCGCTTTTACATACAGCTCGTTATTGCTGCTAGTTTCGTTTATTGGATTCTTTTTTCTGCACTTGAATTTATAGTCTTCTATTTTTGCTTCACTTGACTCTTCTTTTGCATTTACTGCGATGAAGACTGCTTCTTCAAGAACACCAGCGTCATTGGTGAAATTGCTATTAATAAAAGTAAACTTGCTTAAATCTTTGTCTATAAGAAACCTTTGGTTTGAGACTTCTTTTAGCTCGTAACTATACACATCATTTTTTGCTAAATAAACTTTTTCTCCAGCAAAAAAATCAGAATATTCAAACCCCTCTACAATGTACTTATGATTGTAAGGATACAAGATATCTTCTTCTCTCAGCTGTAATTCAGTTTGGAACAAGCCCTCCTGATCTTCATCTAGGTCAAACCAGTTTTCTTCGCTTGTTTTGAACTTATGACTTCCGTAACTCAAGAAGTGTTTTCCGCTAACTTGCTTTTCATTTATGAAGCAAGACCGCTCTCCAAAGTCCAAGTAGCGCCCTTCAGGCTCTTCTATATTTATTATACAACAGTAATATTTATTTTCATTTAAGTACCAACCTTCTTTCGCAGAATACGTAGTTTTGTTCTTCTTGTTACATACGTTCCTCTTTATGATTAGAGATTTTTTAACGATCTCATTGAACTTTTCTTTCTCCACGTAAAGGCTCAAATACTTCTGATGCGCTAGCGGTTTCAAATCAATCTTGCTCGTATCTTCTATAATGTTACTCAACGCATTGTTTTCACCGAATGTAAATTTTTTAAAAACTCCATTCCCATCAAAGGTCTCTTCGCCTTCTTCAAATTGAATTACTTTTTTGCTCGTATCATTGTAATCTGCTTTAATCCAATTCAAATTGTCTTTAGACAAATAAAAATCTACTGAAGTTTTTTCTGGAACTATACAGCATGTTCCGCCCTTGATGGTGGCCATTGAAAAGTTAACTTCATTTCCTTCTTCGTCTAAAATTTTATATGGTCCTAGGTTTAAAATAGACTCTTCGTTAATTTTAAATGCTTTTGTTGTACCGCCTAAAAAGTCTAAATCGAATATGTATACATAGTCCTCTCCATCTTTGTAGTCATAACCATTTTTGTTGAAAACAAGTTTTATTGAATTAACATTTTTTTTGTTAATCTCTACAAAGTTTTCATTGTTATCGATTGCTAAACTGCTTTCAAAGACCTCTTTGTATTGCGAAGAACTATCATTATAGTAGCAACTATAGAAGATTTTTGAATTTGACTCTATCGCTTGTACAGTGAATTTTATAGTATCAATTTCTTTTGGTTCATCAAAATCAATACTTACTATAAAGTCTATACTATCGTTAGGTACTTTAGAAAAACCTAAAACTTTAAAAAAGCTGCCATCTTCATTTACAGCATTTGAAATATCATTAATATTTCTCTGTCCAAGACTTCGCCCTTCTCTAGAAGCAAGCGAATAAGATAAATTTTTACTTTGGAAGTTTTCTCCTGCAATTTTTGTGTACCCAAGAGTGACTTTTCCATTCAACATATAGATGTTGCTTTTGTTAAAATCTATATTCTTGTAATCTTGAAAGTTCTCAACGAAACCATGCGTATAAATGTCGTCTTTTGAATGTAACAAAAGGTTTTTGTTAATGTTTCTTTCAAGCGTTTTTATATGCTTCAAGCTTTCGTTAAATTTATTAGCGTATAATCTGAATTCATTTTCAGTTTTTTCGTCTATTTTTTCTAGCTCGTTTGATATAAATTTTTGCTCTGAAATAAACCTAGATACAACTTCATTAAAATTCTTTGCAGAAGACTCTTTGTTTACGCTTTGATTGAACCTTTGTTCTTCACTTCCATTGAGCCCAGTCTCTTCAAAATCCGGATGGTCAATCAAATGCTTGTTATACATGTAGTCTAACTCTCTTTGAGAGGGAGCTCTACTTTTTGTTTTTACAAAATCTTTTATTAAATGCGACAACAGTAATTTTTTTTTACTCATTTTTAATTCATACCTATCTTCAAGCTATATAAAATCGGAGAGTAAAATTTTTCAAGCCCTTTTAAAGAGGTCTTGTTTTCTACTTCATGCCAGAAAAACTTTATCTTATTGTTCCCAGTTCCAAACTCTTCTGTCTCTACAGAAACAATCCCGTTCTTTTTTTCAAACTTAAACTCTTTTATCTCATGATACAAATTATACTCTACTTTGATATTCCCGTATTTGCATCTGAATCTACTGTCTTCGACTTCCGTTAAGTTGGAAAAATAAATAATTCCATTTTTATAATCTACTGAATACTTATATGTGTCATCAGTTTTATTGTTTAGATAATAGTACTCTATGTAATAACCTTCAGCATAGGCTTTGATGTCTTCTTCGGGTTTATTTAATTTGAATATTATTTCGTTTTCCGGAACTTGATCCAGTAACTCGCTATCAAGTTCTTTCCCAATTTTATTGTAAATTTTAATGCTTTCGCTATAGCTGCTCAATTTATAAGGGATCTTATCTGCAGTAAAAAGAACGAACTCGCTATCTCCTTCAGATGACCATTCTATCTTTGGGATGAAATCTTTTTTCATCTTTTTGATATTTAAAAATTCAGTGTACCCATCAATGAACGCTACTTCTTTGTAAGCTCTTGCTACAGGCCCTGGGCTAAATTTTAATGTGCCCTCTATTATGTTGCTTACACCCTCTATGTTTCGCTGTTTAATTCCTTTGCCGACTTCTCCTTCATGATCGTTAAAAGAAACGTGCTCTGGGTACAAAAACAAACCTTTCACTTCATTTTTGTTTCCCCAAATTTCAAACTCGTTTTTATTTAAAGTTTTTACATTTTCTTTTTTATAATTAATCTTAATTTGATTTTCAGTTTCATTTAAATGAACAATTCCTCCGTTCAATGATTTGATACTGTAATCTACATCAAGAGTAAGTTGCTTCCAATTCGTTTCAGCTTCTTCTACAACTTCAATTTCAGTAATATTTTCATCTGGCAAAAATACTTTAGAAGTTTCGTTAGGCACTATAACTTCATACTTCTCATCATCTGTTGTAAAGGTCTTTACTTTTATCAACCTTTTGTCGTACTCAAAAGGCTCTTTTAACTCTATATAGTAACCTTCATTCTTGTAGATAATGCTTCCACTGTAAGGCTTTAGTAACATTTTCAATGAAACGCTTTTTCGTATGTTTAAAAAAACGACTATCAAGTTTTCTTTATAATCTATAAAGAATTTCTCTTCATCAGTTACTTCGTTTTCAGTCTCTACTCTTGTTAGCTTTTTATTGCTCCCGTATAGTATGACATCTTCTTCTTCGATTTTAAAAGAAGCTAATGAAAAAGGGATCGTAATCTTGTTGATCCCTTCAAGTGTGGCCCTGCCTAAAACTATAGCCTTTTCTTTATTTGAACTTCTTCTGAAAATTTCACCTTGAACGACTCGTAACGTTTCGTTACAACTCTCTTCATTGATAGAATAATTTATAGGACTTATTTTTTTGTTTACAGTTTTCAACAAGCTCGTTGAGTTTACAAAGTAGTCTTCATTCGATATTTCCTCTGAAGAAGAGGTTGCTTCGATGTTTCTTTTTAAGCCGTAAACATAATTTAAAAAATTCTGTTTTGCAGGTATGATCAGGTCTTTTGTTCTGTTACGATAGTAAGGCATTAAATTTCTTTGCCCACCATTATCCATAGACACTGACAGTGTTTCTTCGTATGAAATTGATTCACTAGGAAAGATTTTTGTTTCAGAATTTAAAACAAACAAATTCTCTGGAGTTACAATCCTTGTAGAATTGAACTCCCCTTCATCTTGGTATTCTATAGAATAGAACTCTACTTTTTCTAAGCTGATGTTGAATATTTTCAAACCCTCGGCTGTAGTTGTATACTCTTTTGATTTCAATACTAAAGTCAAAGAATCACATTCAATTGGCAAGTGCGTTATAGTTAGCTCGCCGTTTTTACTTGGACTTATATTCATAGACTGTAAACTTGGGTCAATCAGTCTTTTTATCGATCTACTATTTTTCTTATTAAAAAGAACGTCTTCTATTTCTAGTGAGTTGCTTGCAGAGCTAAAAGCTCGCTTTATTTTTATTTGATTTACTACAGTATTTTTTTCAAACCGGAAATTCAAAACAAGCTTAGCAGGCCCGCTATTGAGTTTAAAGAACTCAAAAAAAGTGTTCGGATTTGAGTCTATTAAAGAGTAAATCATTTTATTCTGACCACTCTTAGCGCTGCCTGGTATTCCTTCTGAATCGCTACTTATGATAATGTTTTTAACTTTATGTAACGTTTTGACACTTATTGGTAAAGTAGCAATGTTTGATTCAACGTCAATCTCCATTGAGGGCAGATTGATCAATGACTTGCTGATGTTAAATAAGTTGTAGAAATCTTCTTTGAAAACAAACCTGTATGTCTCTGTGAACCCACTTAGATGATTCAGCTTTTGCAAAATTTCATTTATTTTGCCTTTTACTTCTATTTTTTTAGATTCAATGTGATTTATTCTATTATTTAAATTACTTGTCAACTCTTCTCTGTAGCTTAAAGTTTTTTCATGCAAGAATTTCATGTAAGTTTCGATATCTTTGAAATGATTTGCATCAGCTTCATTGAACTGAGAGACGTTTTTTATTTTCCGCCCAAGAAGTTCTTCATATTTTTTAAGATCTTTTAATTCAGATTCCTTTAAATTCCTGTCTTTAAGACTGTAAGAATTTAAATAAACATCTTTGTTCATTAACAAGTTGTCTTTTAAAAATTTAAAATACAAACTTTGATTATTTTTAATTGTTTGATTAAAGGACATTAGAAGAGCTCTTCCTTTCTAACTCTAGGAATGTTTCATACTCTATGTAGGACTTTTCATTTGTCTCTATTTCTTCAACTAGCACATCGTATGATTGTATTTTAGAGCTTTGACTACTGATAGATTTATTTCTCACCACAAAAGAGGGGCGCACGAACCCTACGCTGCTTTGAAAATCTTGATTGAAAACCAGCTCGCCCCTCTTTATTAATATCTTATCTCTGTAATTGCACGATATGATTTCATTCAACACATACTCAGTAACGTAAAAATATTTCTTCTCTGGAGATTTAATCTTTATGTAAAAGCTGTTTATTTCACTATAGACTTTAGAACTTATGTCTAGGTCTGGAATATAATTTTCGTTTAAAACGTAACTGCTTCCCTTGTTAAAAGAAACCTCGTAGTCTGCGCCTAAAATCAGCTCTTCTCTGTTTTGATTTTGATTTATGTTTACCCTGTATACTTTTATTGAATCTTTGATTTTCTTACTAGTCGACGGGTAAAAATTTAAACAAGCTTCTTTGTTTTTTAAAACTAAAAGCTCCTCTTCCCTATAAGTCGAATTGGGTAATGGAATTTTTACATTTACTCTTTTTGTTGAAGTGTAATTTTTATTTATTATTTTGTTTGCAGCAAATCCCTCTTCTCCATAAAGCACTATATGAGCATACTTTTCTATAAAACAATTTTTACTCTTAAAGAAAATATTAGGTTTTATTTGTAAACTTAAAGGCTTATTTAATGAAACGGGGTTTCCCTCTCGATAAAAACCAATTCCGCTATTAGTTTTTCTTCGGCACTCCAGGTGCAGAATAGAAAGGTCGTAAACTCTTTTTAATTCTGGGCTTGAGTTTTTTTGACTTACTCTCAAAAAGGACCTGTTGAACAGCAAGTCTTTTTTGATCTGCTCTAACCCTTCGTCGTAAACGAAGCTTGTGTCATGGTACTTTTTTTGAAACAAACTAATTTTAATTTTATTCGTTCGAATAGTATCAAAAACAATTTCTAACCTATTTGAATTTTTTTGCATTGAAGCTTTAGTTAAGTTTAAAAAGCTTTGTGTTTTTTTATCAAAATATTTTATTTGATCTTCTTTTAAACTTACTGGCAATGAACTTCCAAATTCAATAAACACATTGTTTAGATCTTCGTACCCGTCAAAGTTAATGATCAATTCAAGTTCCCCATGCTTATGGGGCAGTCTTTGCAAATCTTCAAGCGATTGTTTCGCCCCAACAACATACTTCCAAAATTTATCTTTTCTATAGATTAAAGAAGTGTCTGCATCTACTTCAATAGCTGTAAATGAATCAGAAAAAAAACTTTTTTCTTTAACAACTTCTATCGACACAATGTCTATCTTCGACACATTGGTTTCTTTAGATTCGATGTAGCCTCTTTTAAAATCACATTGGTCATTTTTTCTAAATCTCATCTTAGTTTTATGATCAAAAAGATCGTACTGCTCTTCAAAGTCTTTCTCTTGAAAGATGCTATAAGACACGACCTTGTTGTATTTGCTGTTTAACCTTGTGTTTATTTCTTTTATGCTTGACTCAAGAATTTCTAAATCTTTATTCAACACTTTGAAAAAATCTTGTGTTTTATTTTTAAAAGATTCTTGAATCTTTTTTATGTAATTTAGGTTCTTATTTTCAAAATAAAGGAAAAAACTTAAATTACGAAAGTTGCTGTCTGTTAGTTGCGCATCAACAAGGTTTCCTCTCTTTATGAAAGAAAACCTTAACTTTTGAAAATTAAATTTCTTTTTAATTAAAAAAGGTTCTACTTGATTTGAAGCAGAACCTTTCCCAATGTTCTTAAGTTGATTTCTATACTTAGACGCATCTAACTTATTAGACTCAAAATTAAATATTTGCCCTTGAATCATAAATTTCCACTCCTACGTAAAGTCTTCTAGTGTTGTCACCTAATTTAGGATTAAACCCTAAAGTAATACTTATTTCCGAGTCTTTTAGTATTTGATTTCCAACTGGAATACCATTTAAATAACTGCTTCCGTTAGTAAAACTAAAATATGTTATATTGTTTAAATGGTCCTTGTAATAGAGTCCAGCAGTATTTTCACTACTTTCGTTTAAGGTACTTCCCCATAAGAGCAGGTCGTTGTAATCAGTGCGCGCCGGAACTTTAGAGGGGTACTCTAAGCTTCCCAAATCGCTAGACGCTGTTAAGAAAATCAACGGGTTTAAAGCATCTTCAAGGCTGTTGTTTCTGACGATTAAACTGACTTCACTTCCTTCATTTAAACTTGAGGTAAGTTGAATTAAATCAGTTGCCGTTAAGCTTTCGCCAGAGCTATTTAAAAATATAAAACTCATCTGCTTCTCACTGAAAATTTATTACTTTTTGGATAGTCATCAACTCTTACAGAGTACCAGTAAACAGTATCAGCTTCTATTGTATCATCAATAAAAAATAAATTTTCTTTATTTAAAGATTCTTTATCATAGGCTATTATTGCTTCGCCATCTTCATTCAACTCTTCTGAGAATTCATTTTTTGACCTGTACAATTTGTAGGTCCCCGGCCCGTCCCAAGAGAGATTTACTTTGACTGAGCCTTCTGTTATTTCAAAAGAAAGCGCTGATCGTGGATATTCGTACTCAATTACTAAGTCTATCCCTGGTTGCAATTTTCTTTTCGTATACCTAATCAGCTCCTTCTCTTTGTAAGGCCCCCCATAGGTTTCTAGCAGTCCTATAGGGTATTTAACATAAATCAAATTATTTTTTTGCACGGTCTGGCCTTCTTCTCCATAACCGTATTTTGACTGCAAACCTCTATGCTGCCTATTGTAGTAAAACTCTAAATTGCTTTCTTTTAAATATCCATTTTCCCTTACGTCTAAAACTACGCTTTCATCTAGGTAATAGTTTTCTTTTAAACTTATTTCTCCTAATTCTAAATACTGATACTCATTATCATACCCTATGCATCGTTCATTTCTAAAATCTTCTATATTCTTGCCAACGAAAGAATTTGCATTATACTCTCCTGAAACTATGCTTTTGAAATCAATATTAGAAGATTTCAAAATTCTATCTTCTTCGTCAAAAATGAAATAGTAAACGCTTTTATTAATGCTGTCAGGGATCAAGTAGAATAGTACTTTTGACTCAACTAACAAAGGGTTTGAATAAAAATTTACATTTAAGTCTCCAATTAAAAGACAGTCTGTTTTATAATAAAAGTCTGCCTTTATCAGGTATGAAACATTCATTGATTTGTCGAGCTCAATGAAACCAGACTCCTCGTCCCAAGACTTAATTCCTGTTTGGTAAGTTACACTTGTATTAGAATATTTACTTCCAATTTTATTCGTATCAGTTGTTAATGCAAATATAACATTTTCAGACTCATCTAATACGCGCATATCAATGTGCACTAATTGCTCTGGAGCTACCATTATTTTATCAACAGGCAGTTTTATAATACTCTCAGTTACATAAGTACATTCTTTATTCACTAGCCTTAAAGTACCAAACTGACCATCAAATGGCTGATTTTTAAATTCCGGAACCCAATACCTTTTACCGTCCTTTAGAAAATTTCCATTAGTTACACGCATCAACCATGGGTTGTTCATTTTGTATACTTCTGGCTTTAGCAATCTTATTAGATTGTCTTCTTTAGCTTTGTAGTAAATGTAACTAGATCTTTCTTCATCTTCGCAAACCTTATTTGGGCTGTTTATTCTAAAAGAAAATCTTCCATTTTCTTCTAGCACTTCGTAAGAGTCTCTTATTATACTTCCGTCCTCTAAAGATATATCTTCGAAACTTGTTTTCCCAATGGCCTCTTCTACATTTAGTAATTCGTTAAAGGCGCTTCCATCTTCTGTGATACCCGAAACAAAATACATTCTGTAATTTGAACTAGCGTCATCAAAGATGTTTTTATAATTTGTATAAGCATAACCATTCTTGAGAACAAAACCCTCTTCTATTTCTAGTAGAGACCCTTTGTTCAATACGTGGAAATTCACCTCTTTTATATTACGTCTCTTGTGCTTGTACCAAAGTGGTTTCTCTATATTTTCTTTAGTGTTTTTTAAAACGATATTAGTTATATAAAGGTCTCTATAAAAAGAATTTATTATATTGCTCGTAGTTTTGCCTTCTCTAAGGTCTTCAAAAAACGCTTCGTTGTTCTGTGCAGCTTTCCACGACAAGCTATTCAATTCTAAATGTTCTTCTGAATTTAACTCTGTCGATTCAAAATAATCCAAAACAACAGATGTATCATCTGTGAATTTAGAAAACTGAAGCTTCTCAAGTGGCTTTGAAACCACTTGATTTAAGTTAATTATAGATTCAACTTCTTCGTTTTGATTTATAATTTCTAAATTAATCATATTCTTACCCTGTGATCTCTAGCCAAACCTTATTTTTAAATATTCTTTCTTTAACTTTATACCACGTATTCGCTTTAAACTGGTTGCTAGAAAAGGCCCCAGCTGCATATT